AGCTACTGATTACAAACAACCAAAACAAATTAAAGTAAAATCAAATACAAAAAAAGGATATGAAATAGCAGAAGTTGGAGATAGTGTTAATTTATCACAACCAAACTCTAAAACTCGTAGGGGTAGAGTAGGAAAACAACAAGCACAAACATTAGAAACAAGTTGCAATCAAGCAGTATTAGGATATACTAAAGATAATAAAGGTAAAGTAACGAGTTATCACGAAAAAGATGAAGCTAATACAATACATTCAAGCTCTGGTGGGGGTGGCAATACTGACCAATTTATAAGTAATAAACAAAACATTAGAAGATTAACACCAATAGAGTGTGAAAGATTACAAGGGTTTCCTGATAATTGGACACTTGCAGAAGATAACTCTGATACTCAAAGATATAAGATGTGTGGTAATGCGGTTACTGTAGATGTAGTAAAAGCAGTTGGAGAAAGAATTATAAAAACATTATATTAGACTTAATAATATTAGATATGCTTATGAATAATACAATAACATTACTAAACGGAAAACAATATTCTCCAGAAGATCTAATTCCTAAAATGGATGACGATAAGTTTTACTATGGTGAGTTAGGAAGAACAGCGTTGAGTTCTTCTTCTATAAAGTATTTAATGGATAGCCCTAAAGCTTATGCTAGAAGTTTAAACTTTAAGTCAGACAACCCAGCATTTAAAGCAGGAAGACTTATACATTTAGCAGCATTAGAACCAGACAAGGTAGATAGTCTAGTACACATAGTAGAAGTGCAATCAGCAAGAACAAAAAAATACACAGAGAAAGTAGCAGAGGTAGGATCAGATGAATTTGTATATACAAGAAAAGACTATGACAAAGCAATGTATACAGTAGACGCTTTACTCCAGAATGATCTGTGGCAAAGAATGACAAGAGGAGCAGAGTTTGAGATACCAGCTATAGGAATGTTACACGGTTATCCTTTCAGAGGTAAGGCAGATATTTTAGGAGATGGCTTTATAGCAGATTTAAAGACCACAGCAGATGTAAAAGCATTTCCTTATTCAGCCAAGAAATATTCATATGACGTACAGCTTTATATTTATTGTGAATTATTTAATGTATCTTATGATAAGTTTTATTTCTTTGCAATAGATAAAGCAAAAGGAGATCTGGGTATGTGGGATGCAAAAGAAAGTTTTTACTTATCTGGTAAAGAGAAATTAGAAAGAGCAATTAAAACATTTGAAGAATACTTTGTAAAAAGAGAATCAGAATTAAATGAATATGTATTACGAGGAACTCTACAATGATGAAATAGAAAAATATTATCTAATGGCACTAATGGATTTAGCAGCTGGTTCAACAGAAAAAGAACTTGAAAATGCTATAAAGCTTTATGAAACTTTAGAAAACTATGAAGCGTGTGCTGGAATATTAAAAGCAATAAACGAAAACAAATATTATAACTATGATTACATCAGAACTAAAAAAAATAATAAAGGAAGAGACTAATATTGATTTAGAAAACAAAGAAGTTTTAACGTGTAGAGACAGAGACTTTGTTGAAGCAAGAGGAATATATTACAAACTCCTACGTAAGTATACTAATATGACTTATTTAAAAATAGGTAAAACAGTAAATAAAAACCACGCAACAGTATTGCATGCTTCAGAAGCTTTTCCATATTGGTTAAAGCAAGATGAAGGATTACTAAACACCTATAATAAAATAAAAGAAAAGTTTACAAAGTATCTAGGGTATGAAAAGCTAGATAAAAAACTAGAATACAATCTAGAGATGTTAGTAGATAATTACCTTATGCTTAAAAAGCAATACGAAGAACTTAAAAGAAAATATGAAAACAACAACTTGCTAGACTAATGTTGCAAATATCTCTTAACGAAGAAATAATCACCTACAGTAAAAAGTTGGTAGAGAGAACTAACTTCGGTATGAGAGGATTCGCAGATGGCAACAAGAGAAATCAATACATAGGAATAGTAGGAGAAAACACCATAAGAGACTATCTAGGTATAGAGCTAATGACAGGACTCGGAGGATTTGATGGAGGATATGATATTGATTGGAATAGTTACAAAGCAGATGTAAAGTGTATGGAAAGAAAAGTAGATCCTAAAGACTACTATGTAAATAATGTCCTAGACACACAAATAGGATATATTGCTGATGCTTTTATATTTGCTTCCATAAACAGATTTACTAAAGTTCTTACAGTATGTGGATGGGTAACTAAAGAACAGTTTAAAGAAAAGGGTAACTATTATCCTAAAGGTACAATCAGAACAAGAAAGGATGGAACTACCTTTGAACTCTATGCAGGCAACTGGGAAATAGAGAATAGATATTTAAATGAGTTTAACAAATGATAAGTTTTTTTATTGTTATATAGAATCAGATAACTGAATTAAACTGATTTATGAAAAATAATAATTGGGGAGGAGCAAGACAAGGTTCTGGAAGAAAGAAAGGTGTAGGATTAGCATTTACTATACAAAAGCATTGCCAGAGCTTTATTGAAGAAATGCTTAAAGATGAAGCAATAAAGAAAAAAGCAATAGAGCAATTAAAAATAAATTACAAAGAAGTAGAACATTATGTGTATATAATAAAAGGAAAAGAGTATTATAAAATAGGTTATACAACTAATTATAAAAAAAGAATTAAACAATATAAAACACATAATCCAAATGCAAATACTATTTGTCTTGTTAAAACTCCAAAAGCATTTAAATTAGAGGGTTATTATCATGACTTATATAAAGATAAAAATGTAGATGGTGAATGGTTTAATTTAACAGAAGAAGAAGTAATATCAATAATGCAAAAATTATATAAAGAATCTTATGGATGGTAGAAAAAATAATAAAGGCACATTAGGCAATAAAGGTGGTAGGAAACCAAAAAGTGAAGAAGTTGAGCTTATAGAGAAGCTTACACCATTAGAACCAAAAGCATTTGCTGCTCTGAAAGCAGGATTAGAAAAAGGAGACTTTAAGTATGTTCAGCTGTTTTATAATTACTACGCAGGTAAACCAAGAGAAACAAAAGACATAACTATAAACGAAGACACACCATTATTTATAGACTAATGGAAAAGATTAAATTTATACCTTGTTCTGAAGACATTCAGACATACTACAAAACAAAACAAAAAGGTAAGAAGAAAAAAGGTTCGTACTGGTCAGGAAGACACACGAACAATAGAGGGCTAAAATGAGAGTCAGAAAGACGATAGCATTTGACAAACTACTAAACCTAGACAAAAGAGTTAAGATAGTAAGAGGAGGAACTTCTGCTGGTAAAACTATTTGTATACTATCTATATTAATAGATCAAGCAATCAGAAACGCAGGAAGCGAGATAAGTGTAGTATCAGAATCAGTACCTCATTTAAGAAGAGGAGCATTAAAAGACTTTCTAAACATCCTAAAAGGATTAAACAGATATTACGAAGAGAAATACAATAAGACTAATTTAAAGTATACATTTAGTAATGGAAGTTACATAGAGTTTTTTTCTACAGACCAACCAGATAAGTTAAGAGGTTCTAGAAGAACAGATCTATTTATTAATGAGTGTAACAATGTTAGCTTTGAAGCTTACCAGCAATTATCTATAAGAACTTCTGGAGAGATATGGTTAGACTATAACCCAACTAATTTATTCTGGGTAGACAAAGAACTAATCAACACAGAAGACACAGACTTCATTACATTGACTTACAAGGACAATAATGAACTTCCTGATAGTATTATCAAAGAAATAGAGAAAGCTCGTCTAAAGGCATCTAAAAGCTCTTATTGGGCTAATTGGTGGAGAGTGTATGGACTAGGTGAGATAGGAACACTTGAAGGAGCTTGTATTCCTGATTGGAAACAAATAGATGTAATACCACCTCACGCTAGGTTATTATGTCATGGATTAGACTTTGGTTATTCGGTTGACGAAGCAGCATTAGTAGCACTATACAAACTAGATGATGCATATATATTTGATGAAGTACTCTATAGAAAAGGAATGTTAAATTCACACATAAGTCAATACTTAAAGAACAATCAGATACTAGGAAGCTTATGGGCAGATTCAGCTGAACCTAAATCAATAGCAGAGTTAAATAGTTATGGTCATCAAGTATTTCCAGTTACAAAAGGAAGAGATAGTATTGTTTATGGTATTAACCTTATAAACCAGAACAATGTATATGTTACACAAAGGTCAAAGAACTTAATTAAAGAGCTTCAGGGATATGTCTGGATGAAAGACAAGCAAGGTAACACACTACAAAAGCCTAACCCTATGTCTGGAGACCACAGTATTGATGCAGCACGTTATGCTTTAACCTCACAACTACAAGATCCTAATAAAGGAGAATATCACATTTGGTAAAAAATAATTAACAAAAAACTTTGATTGTTAAAAAAATGTTTATATATTAGCTTCATAATTAAAAACAAAAACAATGAAAAATAAATACTATTGGAGTGAGGAAACGTTAGAATGCTTTTCAACTCATCAAAATGAAATAGCTAACTTTGTAAAATACGAATGTGATTTAGAAGAAGGCGAAACTGAACAAATGTTAATAGATGATTTAACACAACAAATTAATAACTTAAAATAAATAGCACGAATAAAATAAAAACAATACAGATGCTGATAACCCATAGTAACATAAAAACACTAAAACCGATATCAACAATGGATTATGATTCTAGTGAGGAGTTTAGTAAGTCTAGTGTGAATGGGCAGCATCTTTTTAGAAACAAAGAAATGAATAAAAAACAAATGATACTCTGGGGAATATTTTTTT